TGTTGGCAGTATTGGTTGACGAAGCCAAGTCCCAATCCAGCACACCCAGCAGGTTGGAAATTTTTTGGTCAACCACAGTGGCTTCCATGCTGGCATTGTCAAACGGCAGTTCCTTGAACCACTCGGGCAAGTGCAGTTCGTCAGTGGGATAGCCAATGCTGGTCCAGCCCAAGGGATTGGGCCTGAGTTTGCACACAATGGTTTTCATGCCGTCCACAATCTGCTGACTGTAGCGATCACCGTTCATGTTGCGTAGGCTGTTCCAGTTCAAAGCAGCTCGCACATGTCCTGGCATGTTGGCACGACCCTGTCGTTCTTCTTCTTGGCCGTAGTTGGTCAAGTTGTTGACACGTTTGGGCGATCCTTTTTCCCAACCTGGACGATCCTTGAACACATGCTTGAATTCACGAATCTTTTCAATGATTTCTTCGCGAGTGGCATTGGTCAACACATCAGTCAGCACTCGGCTCAGGAATTCCTGAATGACCTTGGGTGTGTCAGATCTCTTTAGATCAAGCCCAGTGACCTTGACCTGGCCAGGTCGACCATCCAGATCTTTTCGTCGGCCTTCTTTGTCAATGATCATGACTGCATAGCGTTTTTTGGTAATAAACAAGCCCTTGCTGGCCACCACTTCACGACCGCCACGTATGACTGACCCCATTTCTCTGGGCACATGGAATGCCTGTTCCATAAAGCCCGGAAAGCTGGCATTGACCTGTTCGGCGATCGAATCGTACAACTGAATGGCAATTTCTTTTGACCAAGGCATGGTGCCAGCATCTATTTCGTCTTTCAGTGCAGGATAGGCTGTGAAGTAGCAGGAGTCTGTGTCACCATAAATGATTGAGTCGCCGGTATGGTCATATGCGCCAGTGATGCATTCGTTCACATAGGCATCCATATGCCGTGCAATGGCACGCCCGGTAAGAGTTGTGGATTGCCCAATACGCTTATCAAAGAACCTGCAACCAGGATTAAGAATAGCACCATACAAACTATTGAGATTAATTTTTTTAACATGTTGTCGTTTGTCCCAATATTCTTCTTGAATTTTGTCCTTGGCATTTTTGGCTTCCTCTAACTTTGCCTGCATTTGTTTACGCTCGGCATACCAGCGTTTTAACAGTCCCGGAATCACAGCCTCACGTTCGTATGTGAATATTGTGCCATTGGCAGTGATTGCCCAGGGTTGATTGCTGTCAAACAGCATGGTCCATATTTCAGCGGCACTGTGTACAGTCTCAGAACCGTCGGTCCAGTCTACAGTGATTCCTGTACTGCGTTGTTGTTCCATGACCGCGGTATATTCCAAAGATCCAAACAGGCCTTCCCAGGCTTCAGTAAACGATGTGCCTTTGACTTTTTTACCATTGACAATCTTGTCGGCCATTTTGTCAGCAATGTAACGATCTGTCATGACAGGTCGCAGTTGCCCAACAATAGTTTCAGGTCCCATATTGAGCGCACGGATCGCACTGGGATACAAACTGTTGATGTCGATTGATCCAATGTATTTGTGAATACCTTTTTTGGGATATGCCACATAAGCACCGGCTGCTTGAGTATCTTCAGTTGACAATCGATGCTTGCGATTGGGCACTACCAGTCCACGCTCATGTGCTTCGTTGATGATGGCCTGCTCGGTCAATTGCACAGCACCCATGGTGGTCTGTAGCAACACAGTATTTTCGTGTGCCAACAGATTGGCCAGATCCAAGAACTTTAGTTGTCGATCCAGTTTGACCAAAATCATGGTATCCTGGCGATTGTACTCGATGAATTTTTTAAAGTTCTGATTGTACAATTGGTCCAGGGTGCCTTCAAACACAGTCTTGGTTTCGCCCAGCTCGTGTTCGGCAATGGCATCCAAGCTGTAACTGTGTCGTTCTTCATAGGTGTATTTGCGATACAGTTGCATATAGTCCATATGCACACGACCAATCAGGTCATAGGTTTCATTTTCTGCACCAAAGCGTTCAAACATGCGTTTCTTGGGATACTGATTCCACAAGCAAAATCTTCGAGTATCGTCGCGGCTCAGCACCCTGGTCACTCGATTCACTGTGTAGGGAATATCGAAACCCTCTGAATTCCAGCCACTCAACACATCTGCATCTTCGATCAGATCCAAAAATGCTTTCAGTAGATCTGCTTCACGTTCAAAAACCATGGTGTTTTCAAACTCAGCGGCAATCTCTTCAGCAGTGTCCAGACTCATGTGTTTGGGCGGCAATACCAGTGTGACCATTTGTTCCAGCCAACTGAGATAAACTGATATGGCAGTGACAGCATTGAATGGATCTGTGGTTGGACTGAACCCACGTTTGGGATCAAAATCTACTTCGATGTCAAAGAATGCCACATTGAGTTGCGGTGCAGTCTGACCCTTGTAGTTGTCTTCCAAGCATCTAAAAATTGGATTGATGTCACTTTCATACATGCGTTTTCCGCTGTGTATGCGTATTTCCTTGCGGAACTCTTTGTTGTTTCTTGTACTGAACCTTGACACCGGCGTGCCAAATATGCTTTGAAATCGGCCTCGCGGGTCGTCGTAGTACAGTATGTAGTTGGCCGGAAATTCTTGATAGACTCTGAGTCCATCTTTCCTTTCGACCACATGAATGCGATCGTGTTCACGATCAAACAGTGCGTCAAGGTAACTCAAATATTTCTCCGTTTATGGCCCGGTTGACCATGATTCATGCTCGTTGGTGAGCGATTCCAACTGTTACTTATAATGTTTTACCAACCTGGGTCAAGATTTGTTCCAGTAATTCGTGGTCCTGTTGAGCGCGACCAAATTCAGCCTTGTGTGCCAGCTTGATGGCTCGTTTGAGAATGGCCGGTTTGATTTCTAACTCTTCGGCAATGGCTTTTACAGTGTCATTGAGTCCTTCAGTGAGTGTTTCAATTTCGTGTGTGACCTGCATGCCTTCGTTGATGATCTGATTGAGTTTGGTAGTTTGTTCTGCTGTAAAGACGCGATTTGTCATTTGTTTCTCCTGTTGAATATACAATTATACGCTATGTAAATTGCACAGTCAATGATATTGCTCACTTTTGGGCAAACGGTAGCGAATCGTTTGCACAGGCCAGCAGCCGGCCACACCACGTAACTGAGTTACGGTCCTAAGGGTGTTCTTTTGACTCTCTTGCAAATTCCTTTGCACGGCCCTTGGGGTCAACGTGCCAGGCATAAAAACGTGTGTTGGGATACTCTTGTTTCAGTTGCATAAAACTGTTCAAATTGGGCACAGCATCGTCGTACATGATGGCCTTAGTGTAACTGCCTTGATCCAGCAGACTGCGTATGATCTTCTTTTTCTTTTCTTCTGTGTTGTTGCCAGGCATGTTGCCTGCACGATACACATGCACACGATTCATGTCAACACCAAACTTACGGAACGTGTCCAAAAACAATTCTTTATCATCAAAGTCTGCACGGGCTGTGACCATGACCACTCGATTGCCGGTGTTGATGTCGTGCTTGAGTTGATCCATCATGGGAATGATTGGCCTGGCGTTGTTGAAAAATTCTCGTGCGTTGCGAAAATCGCCAAAGTCAAATGTCTCACCCGGCTCAAGACGATAGTGCGTGAAATCATGGCTGTTGAGACTCTTGACCACTCGACCATCGCGAATCACATGTACTCGAGTTTGGGTATGTACCAGGGTGTCGTCAATGTCAAACACCACCAGTTTTTGAGGTTGTATTTCGTGGGCTCGCATATTTTATTTTATACCAATCTTCATGTATTGTTCATAGGCACCGTCTGGGTCTGTTAAATCCAAAGTGCCTTGATAGGCTGTGGATGACAGCGGATAGTAGCTGTCAAACTCTTGAAAACTGTCAAATTGATTGGCAGCCCCTGGGTCTTGATTTCTGGCTTGCAAAACTGTACAGATGCCCATGGGCATGTGTTTCAGCCACTGTAGTCCTTTGATATTATGACAACTTAAATTGATCACCAGGCCATCGGGTCCAAGCTGTCGATAATCCAAATTGTTGGCATCTTGGCGCATGTTTTTAATTTTGTGATCCAGTCCCAATTGTGCCAACCGTTGCTGTCCCTGTTGCATCGAGCGGGCATTGATATCAACATTGACTATATAATCAAATGAAATATATCGGTCCAGCATGAACAACAACAGTGCCACGTTGCTGTACCAGGATCCTAAAATGTAAATGGTATCAAATTGATTCTTGATTTGTGCCAAGGTGGCTATGGCCCAGAATCGTTCCAGATTGAGACTGGCGCTGTCACTGCCGGCCAAGGTGTTGGCATTGGTCTCAGCAAGGGGCGTAAGGAAGTCTTGGACGATCATGTTCGGGATATTGGATATTGGGTTCAGGATACACAGGATACTGATTGGGATTTTGATTTGTATTATGGTTCATAGACTAAATGGATCAATTATTACCAAGTGCCCGTCGTCTCTGCAACGAAGGTTTTCTATATAGCTCAAATCAAGCGTCGCTTGATAGCCGCGAAATTCATGTATCAACTGCTCAGTAGCTGTCAACAATCCTTTGACCTGGTCGATACTTAGTTCGCTCGGTAATCGGCGATTTCTCTGAAAAGCTGCAATTGCACGCGGACCGCGTGCTGCGGCATCCATCAAATCTTCAAGATATTCCAATGTATATTCTTCTTCGGCCGCGTATAACAAGTATTCCATTTCGTAAATAAAATAAGTTTCATCGTCCACAGTAAACTTGCCTGTGTTGTAAATTTTTGGGTAATAAGGATTGTTTTGATTTCTCACAAAGTAGTCAACATACTTGATCACCACTTGTTCACGCCCTTGATCACCAATGCCCAGTATTTTAACCACAGTCGAGCGTGGGCTCATAAATGCCAGCTGATCACGGCCTTCGCCAAGATATCTATATCCGCGACTGGTAAAGTAATCTTGTATGCGTTGACTGACAGTCAGCTCAGAATCTGAATTAATTTCCTGCAAGTTGTAAATTTCGCATAGTGTCATTGTTTACTTGCCGTCTATGTAGAGTTGAGCACCCTTGTTGAAGCTGGGGCTGAATGGGCTGTTGCCCTGTCGGCCACCACGTTGCTTTGACCACGCATAACCGGCTCTATGGCCTGAGCAGTCTTTGGTACATGGGCTTCCCAGGAAACTGAGTTCGTTTAGTTCATGGTCCAAAAATGTTGCAGCAAATCTTTTGCACAATTCGTGTATTTTGGGATTTTGGGTAATTTCAATATGATACTGTTTGTCGCCAAAATTCTGTCCAGGATCTTTGTAGCCCGCATAGACTTTGTGTACACCAACTTCATCAACCAGATCACTACAGTTGATGCCCACACGTTCGTCCATGGGTTCGGTACAAGGACTGCAGGTTGTTAGTATGATACTGCCCGCAGGAACAGCACCAAATCTTTTGTGATAGGCATCTATAGCGGCACGTTCGCCGTGTACACGTTTGCCGTCTCCAACCAAATAGTTGATAGCAGCCACACAGCGGTTGTCAGGATCCAACACAGCCGCTGCTACCATGCCGTAGTAGTCAGGATCTCTGCGTTGACCTTCAATTACCAGTTCACATAGACGTACCAGCAGGCTATCCAGTTTGCCATGGTTGCTGATTTGGAAATCACTCAGTTTCATTTGGGCACACAGTTGTTGACCCGCACACCGCCCTTGACTTTGGTCTTGGGCTTGCCAATTTTCTTGCCAGGCCAG